GTAATTGTAACAAACAAGGAGATGCTAATGCGTATACGCGAACGATCGACGGGACCTACATATGATACTCTTGAGAAAGAGTACACGGTAGATGGAGTAACAACTCCTTTTTCATCGCACGTGAGTTTAGCGCATGCTAAGTCAGAATCCATTCGTGACGTTGTCACACCCGGGTTTTATAGACGTATTAATAACGGTGACGTTATTAATAATCCTTGTAATATCAACATCTCTGAGAATATCTCAGGTGGAGGGTCTTATAATGCTGTTGGTACTGGGCCTAATGATGGAAAATCGTATGCCACCTTTGGTGGTTCGATTACTTCCTATCATATGTCCAACCACAGCATGCAGCACATCACCGTCATAACTGATGATGATATTGCTAGTAGGATCGCTTTGACTAAGCTTCGTGCTTTAGCCGCTGTCGATTCTACACCCTTCGCATTTGGTGAAGATATGTTGGAGATACGCGAAACACTGCGTTTTCTCCGAGACCCCTTATATACTTTGCGAAACATTGCAGAACGTATGAGGAAGTTCTATCGCTCTAGAACCCGTAAGGGTATCAATTCACAGAAGGCTTTTGCCGACATGTGGTTAGAGTACAGGTTCGCTGTTTCACCTTTGGTGCAATCAGCGATGAGTATTATAGAGGCTTATAATGACACAACGAGCAAGAGACCTAAGAGACGGACAGCACGTGGTTTTTCCACGCATACTGACGAGACTTCAGACTCTGCTATTGGTTATTACACCCCTAGTATCTACGATGAATTTTCCCGAAAGGGGAAAGTAACTGTAGATATTCACTCCGGTATTTTATACGAAGTGAGCAATCCTGTTAACGATATGAACTTTAGGTTGGGTTTAAGATTGAAGGATATACCAGAGACTTTGTGGAACATCGTTCCTCTTAGTTTTATGGTAGACCGGCTTGTCGACATCTCGTCTTCAATTTCCGGTTTCGTCAATCTTGTTGACCCGTCCGTTACAATCCTGGCGGGATGGACTCGTGTCAAAACTGAATCAGAAAAAGAGATTCAGTTCAATGCACAGACAAATCCCAACTGGTCCGTACAAGTTTCAGGTGATGTCGTAAAAGAGAAATCTTTTTCTTACGACCGCTCACCCTGGAATCCATCCGTCGCCGACTTGGTACCGAGCTTTACGCCCGACAACCTTGTTAGCGACGTCACAAAAACGTTAGATCTTCTCCAGCTTATGAGAAACCGCTGGAAATTCTAACCTAACAGTAAGGAGACATTACAATGTCTATAAATAATGGCGCTATTCTTAAAGGCGCAACTCTCGGCATTACAGGTGGTACGTCAGAATCCTTAATTGGACTTTCTGACAGCGACGGGAAGACTAGAGTTTTTTACGACGGCACAGATTATCTGTCTCGTAGTGAAATTGACTTTACTACCCGTGCTCCTAAGGTGAATTTGAATTCACCCGATGGGTACACGCAACCTCGGTCAGCTATCATTCTTAAAACACCAAAAGTGTTATCGAATGGTTTGCGTACCGTTGGCACCGTTCGCATTGAGTTCTCAACCAGCATTGAAACAACTAGTGCTGAAAAAGACGAAATGCTTAACGATGCAGCCCAACTTTTAATTAGCACTGAGTTTTCCTCGTTTTGGAAAAATCAGTCGCAAAGTTAAATTATGTTAGGTTTTTGCGCAGGGCAATTCTTAACTATCTTACTTTTGATAGTCATGCTGTAGAATTACCCTTATGTGTGGACCTCACGGTCCACAACACCTATTTCATTATGGAGAATCCAAATGAAAACAGCCAAGAGAAAAAAGCTCTTTGACGCAGACGCAATCTCAATGAAGATTGCCGAAGCAGTAATACGCGATTTAAACCAAGATCATTCACAGATGTATAATGATCCTCGCACTTGTAGTTATTTTAAGGAAAGGCAAGTTGCTGATATACTTAAAAAGTATTCAGCTTCTCAGGATATTGATGCAGATGTTTTACAGGATGAGGCTTTTGCCAAGTTCCTGAATCTGAATCATTATTTATCACGATTTACTCATTTTGAGGAGATCGCTGGTAGCCGTCCTGATGCCCACAATTTCATGTCCCTTGTATTACATAGGGCACGAACACTTTGTAGGCAAGTGTGTACTGATTTTACCGAGGAAGAACTCTTCGATAATGTTAGACACTCTACCGGCTCATCAATCGGTGTATCTTTTAAAGACACATCAATCGATGCAAAATTTACCTTTCCGATAACTGTTACAAAAAGTGCAGAACCTCTGCTTCGTCGTATGCTGGGCACAGATAAATTTCTTTGTGAACAGCTGAAGCATCATAATGATACACATCCTTTAACGGATATGTTTATGATAAAAGAGGGGTCGCGAGCTACTACAGTCGATAAGACTAGCACCAAAAGGCGCATGATAGCTATTGAACC